GATACGGCGTTTGAGAAGACAAAACGGGCAGATTACTCAGCTTGTACTACCTGGGGGGTGTTTTACCACCCGGATGACAATGGAATAGAGCAGGCAAACCTGATATTACTGAATGCTTTCAGGGAAAGGATGGAATTTCCTAAATTAAAGCGTATATCTGTGGAACAATACGAAGAATGGGAACCAGATACGTTAATTGTAGAGAAAAAAGCATCAGGTTCGCCTTTAATCTACGAACTTAGGGCGATGGGCATACCAGTACAGGAGTTTACACCGACTAAAGGAAACGACAAGATAACCAGACTTAATGCTGTATCTGATCTGTTTGCCTCTGGTATGGTGTGGGCACCAGACAGGCACTGGGCTGAAGAAGTTATAGACGAGGTTGCAGCATTTCCGGCGGGAGAACACGATGACTACGTGGATTCAGTCTCTCTGGCCTTAATGAGGTATCGAAAGGGTGGATTTATAAGGCTTCCTTCAGATGAAGCAGATGAAATTCAATACTTTAAGCAACGTAGAGGCGCATACTACTAATGGCTACAACGAAACACACAGGACGTAATAGCCTAGTAAAACGGTTAAGTGCCCAAGTGGGTTCTCGTGCTCTGGCTGAAAATATCCTTAAAAAGCGCGGACAAATGACTAAAGGCGGTAAACTAACTACGAAAGGCAAGAAAAGAAATGCTAAAACCGCTGCTGAGAGAGCGAAAGAACGGGCTGCTAAAAGGTCAGGTAGACCAGTAACGGACTATAAATATGATGTTAAAACTAACGCTGCTACGTTAAAAAAAGGGCGGTAACTTAATAATGGCTATCGAAAGAAGTTTATATACAACTCCTGAAGGAATAGGAGTTGAAGAACAAAGTGTAGAGATTGGCATTGTTAATCCTGAAATGGTCACAATGGACGATGGCAGTGTTGAAGTAACACTTGTTGCTGAAGAAGGTATGGAAGAAACCGCAGGAGCGCCATTTGACGCTAATATAGCGGAGTACCTTGAGGATAATGAACTTACTGAGATTTCTTCAGAGCTTATAGGTCATTTTGAATCAGACGTTAACAGCCGTAAGGACTGGGCTGAAACTTTTGTTAAAGGACTGGATGTACTGGGGTTTAAATACGAAGAGCGTGTAGAACCGTGGGAAGATGCCTGCGGTGTATATTCTAACGTATTAGCAGAAGCTGCCATACGCTTCCAAGCAGAAGCGATGAGCGAAACTTTTCCTGCTGCTGGCCCTGTAAAGACCAAGATACTTGGAGAGATAACCAAAGACAAGGAGGATGCTGCCCTCCGTGTTCGTACCGACATGAACTACGAACTTACTGATGTCATGGTCGAGTACAGGCCAGAACACGAACGGTTACTCTACAGTCTTGGTCTTGCAGGGTCAGCTTTTAAAAAAGTTTATTATGATCCCAATATTGGCAGGCAAGTTGCTATTTATATCCCTGCTGAAGATGTAGTTGTTCCTTACGGCGCTTCTAACCTGGAATCTGCTGAACGTGTTACTCACGTAATGCGTAAGACAAAAAACGAGCTAATAAAATTGCAAGCCGCTGGATTCTACCGCGAAGTAGAGCTGGGCGAGCCTATGTCTTTTCACACGGATGTAGAAGAAGCAAAAGCTAAAGAAGGCGGGTATACCCTTAATTCGGATGATCGGTACACGGTACTTGAGATACATGCTGATTTAATCATCGACAGTATGGAAGGAGAACAAGAAGATGTTCTTCAGATAGCTAAACCTTACGTAGTCACAATAGATCAGGGTACAGGCACAATTCTTGCAATACGCCGTAATTGGGATACGGATGATCCTTTGACGCTTAAACGTCAACATTTTGTTCATTATTCTTATGTACCGGGATTTGGTTTCTATGGCCTTGGTTTAATTCACATTATTGGTGGATATGCCAGAGCAGGCACTTCTCTTATTCGCCAATTAGTTGACGCAGGCACGCTTTCTAATTTGCCAGGAGGGTTAAAGAGCAGAGGGTTAAGAGTTAAAGGAGATGATACCCCCATTGGTCCCGGCGAGTTCCGTGATGTAGATGTGCCTAGCGGGAGCATCAGGGACAATATAATGACGCTTCCTTATACGGAGCCGTCCCAAACACTTCTTGCTTTACTTAAACAAATTACTGAAGAAGGCCGCAGGTTAGGGGCTATCAGTGATATGAACATTTCTGATATGAGCGCAAATGCGCCAGTCGGAACTACACTGGCCCTGCTGGAGCGCACGCTTAAACCTATGGCGGCGGTTCAGTCCCGTGTCCACTACGCCATGAAGCAGGAGTTTAAACTCTTAAGAGCAATTATTTCTGAGTATGCACCTGTTGACTATGAGTATACGCCTGATCGCGGGGAACCCCGTGCTCGTCAGGCAGATTACGAAACGGTTGAGGTCATCCCTGTAAGTGATCCTAACAGCAGTACGATGGCACAAAGAGTTGTGCAATATCAGACTGTTATGCAAATGGCACAGAATGCCCCGCAAATCTATGACCTACCACAGTTACACCGGCAGATGATTGAAGTGTTAGGTATTAAGAACGCCGATAAACTGGTGCCGACTAAAGATGATATTAATCCAACTGATCCGGTAGGTGAAAATATGAATATTTTGGTTGGTAAACCAGTCAAAGCTTTTATTTTTCAAGACCAGGATGCACATATACAAACTCACCAAGCTTTCTTACAAGACCCGCAGATTGCAGCATTTATGGGGCAGAACCCGGCTGCACAGCAGATGGTAGCTGCATTGCAAGCTCATATTGCGGAACACGTAGCTTTTAGTTACAGAAGACAAATAGAAGAACGTTTGGGAGCAGCACTTCCACCTCCAGACCAAGAGCTGCCAGAGCTTATAGAAGAAAACTTGTCTAGGTTACTGAGTGAGGCTGCTGTAGAACTTTCTAAACAAAAACAAGCGGCTGCCGCCCAACAGCAAGCACAGCAACAAGCTCAAGACCCTGCGTTCCAAATGAAACAAGCAGAGTTGCAGCTTAAACAAGGTGAACTTCAGCGCAAAGCCGCTAAGGATGCTATGGACGGGGCACTTGATCAGGAGCGTTTAAATCTGGATAAAGAAAAAGCTTCAACCAGTTCGGTATTGGAAGCTAACCGTATAGCTGCACAGAACCAAGCAGCAGAAGCTAAGAACGATATTGATGAAGCTAAGACTATATTGGATATGACAAAAGCCAAAAGCGAAGAAGACCGTACACGAGCAGAAGCCCAGAGAGCTGCGGCTGAAGCGTCTCGTGACGACAGAGAGGACAGGTAATGGCTAAAACCGTCTTTGACGTGCTAATAGATAAACTTACAGACCATAAAAGGTCTAGCGAAGAATTTCTACATTCCGGTGCAGCTAAAGACTTTGCCGAGTATAGAGAAGTGTGTGGTGTGCTTCGGGGTCTGGACACCGCATTACGAGAAGTAAATGACCTCTCGCGCAATTATATGGAAGATGCAGATGACTGAAGAAGCAGTTGAACTAACCCCGCTTGAAACTAAGCGCCGTAAAAAAATAGAAGAGCAAAAGAAAGCAGAAGTAGTGCTAGAGGAACAAATCCCCCAGCCAGTTGGGTATCGCGTACTTATTGCTCTACCTAGTATAGAAGACACATTTGAGGGAGGAATCGCCAAAACTGCTGAAACCATACGAGAAGAATACATCTTGTCTATGATTGGATTAGTGGTTGATATGGGCGATCAAGCCTATAAAGACAAAGAACGGTTTCCAGATGGGCCGTGGTGTAAACAAGGCGATTATGTAATGTTTCGTGCTAATACAGGCACGCGATTTAAAGTTGGCAAGACTGAATATAGGTTAATGAATGATGATTCAGTTGAAGCCGTTATTAATGATCCGAGTAAACTTACTCGTGCGTGAGGATTAAATTATGGCTATGCAACAAGTAGAGTATGAGTTTCCTGATCCTGAAAAGGAAAAAAACTTACAAGAAGTAGATGTACCAGAATTAGAATCTGAAACCTCGGAGCTTGAGATTGAAGGAGCTGTAGGGCGTGAAGAAATTAAAAAGCCTAAGAAAGACCCTACTGAAGTACAAGTAATAGAAAAAGAAGAAGTAGAAGTAGAAGTAGTAGACGATACTCCTAAAGCTGACCAAGGGCGTAAACCTTCTGAACCCCCTGAAGAAGTTACTAATGAAGAATTAGATAATTATTCTGACAAAGTAAAAAAACGGATTCAACATTTTAGTAAAGGTTACCACGACGAGCGCAGAGCCAAAGAAGAAGCATTTCGTGAGCGTGAAGCGGTTGAGGAATACGCTAGACAGCTAATAGATGAAAATGAACAATTAAAAACTAAATCAAACCAAAGTCATAACGCACTGATTGAGTCTGCAAAAAAACAAGTTCAATCAGAACTTGCTGTAGCCCAGCAAAAATATAAGCAAGCCCATGAATCAGGTGAAACTGATGCTATGGTTGAGGCGCAACAACTTTTAAATACCGCTCAAATACGAGCAGAAAAAGTTAACAATATACAACCTAAAGTAGTAGGACAGGTGCAAGGGGCTTTACAACCTCAACAAAATACGGTTCAATCGCAGGAACCCGTATCTCAACCAGAGTTCCAGCGAGATCAAAAAGCTTCTGACTGGGCAGATAATAATGTTTGGTTTGGGAATGGGCCAGAAGGCGACCCGGAAATGACATCATTTGCTTTTGGGTTGCATACAAAATTAGTTAACGAGGGTATAGACCCTCGCTCTGATAAATACTACCAGCGCATTGACGCTCGTATGCGAGAAATATTCCCCGATCAATTTGATGACGGGATAGACGATAAGCCAGAGGAGGCTTCCAAGAAAAAATCTAGTAATGTGGTTGCACCCGCTACGCGGAGCACAGCACCTAAAAAGGTGAAATTAAAACAATCACAGATTGCTATAGCGAAAAGACTTGGAGTCCCATTGGATCAATACGCCAAACAGGTTGCTGAATTAGCGAGGAAACAAGATGGCTGAAGATAAAACTCTACGTATGCCACGAGAAAACGAAACTAGAGAAAAAACAGGCCGTAAAAAAGCATGGGTTAGACCAGAAATATTACCTAACCCTACGCCGGAAGACGGTTATGTGTACCGCTGGATTCGTATTAGCACGCGAGGCGTTTCTGATGCCACTAATATTTCCTCCAAGTTACGTGAAGGATGGGAGCCTGTAAAAGCTGAAGTTCACCCAGAGGTATTTACTGATGCTGTCGTTGATAGCAGATTTAAAGATAATATCGTTATAGGTGGATTAATGCTTTGCAAAGCCCCACAAGAGATGGTCGAGGAACGCAATAAACATTACCAAGAGCAGACTGATGCTCAAATGCGCGCTGTAGACCAAAACTTAATGCGTGAAAGTGATCCACGTATGCCTATATTTAATGATAGGAAATCGTCGGTAACTTTCGGTAAAGGATAACTAGGAGTCTATCATGGCATCTTCTGCTACACCTTACGGCTTAAAAGCTGTAAATCTGATTGGAGGGCGGCCCTATGCAGGGTCTACTCGTCAGATTAAGATAGCGTCCGGTTATGGTACCAACATTTACAATGGGTCTATTGTGTCCATTGTTGCTGGTGGCACCATTGAAATCGTGACCACAAATGGGGACAACTCAACAGGGTTTCCCGCAGGTACCATCGGCGTTTTCGTTGGTTGTACTTACACTGACCCCAGCACTAGCCAGTTGACGTTTAATCAATACTGGCCTACTGGAACTGTAGCGTCTGACGCTAAAGCCTATATTGTAGATGATCCTGATGTAGTATTTCAGGTACAGGCTGACGGCGCTGTGACTCAAGCAGATTTGGGTCAAAACACTCACTTGGCGGCTGTACAATCTACAAGTACAGGAAGTACCACTAACGGTAATTCCACTAGCGCCGCTACTTCTACCACCGCCGCTACTTCTGGTTTTGCATTCCGTATCGTTGATTTTGTTGACGGGCCGGAGTCCACTGTCGGTGATGCGTATACTGATCTATTGGTTAAATTTAACCCGGATTCGCATTCGTACACTAACAAGACCGGTATATAAGGAGACTTGAGATATGGCTATTTCACGAGCGCAACTCCTCAAGGAACTCCTACCTGGCTTAAATGCCTTGTTTGGCCTTGAGTACGCAAAGTATGGTGAGGAAGCAGCAGAAATCTTTGAAACTGAGAGTTCTGACCGTTCCTTTGAAGAAGAAACTAAGTTATCAGGCTTTGGCGCTGCCCCCGTTAAAAACGAAGGCGCTGCTATTGCATATGATAATGCCCAGGAAGCGTGGACTGCTCGATATAACCACGAGACAATTTCTATGGGATTTTCAGTAACCGAAGAGGCTATTGAAGACAACCTGTACGATTCTTTGTCTGCTCGTTATACCAAGGCACTTGCACGCGGAATGGCTTATACCAAGCAGGTCAAAGGTGCAGCTATATTGAACAATGCGTTCGATAGCGATTATACCTATGGCGATGGTTTGGAATTATGTTCTACTGCACACCCGTTGGTGTCTGGTGGTACTAATTCTAATGAGCCAGCAACTGCTGCTGATTTGAATGAGACTTCTTTGGAAGCCGCTGTTATTCAAATCGCTGGTTGGACTGACGAACGTGGTTTGCTGATTGCAGCTAAGCCTCGTAAGTTGGTTGTCCCCGCCGATCTTCAGTTTGTGGCAACTCGTTTGCTTGAGACTGAACTTCGTGTGAATACCGCTGATAACGACATCAACGCCCTTAAGTCTAATGGTTCAATTCCAGAAGGTTACACAGTTAACCATTATCTGACTGATACCAATGCTTGGTTCTTGTTGTCTGACGTTCCAAACGGTCTTAAGCACTTTGTGCGTACCCCAATGCAAACCTCTATGGATGCTGATTTTGATACTGGCAATAGCCGGTATAAAGCCCGTGAGCGTTATAGCTTTGGTGTATCTGATCCTTTGGGTATCTTTGGTTCACCGGGAGCCAGCTAAAACTGGTTAAAAAAGGGGGTGGCGCTTGCTGCCCCTTTTTTCTTTGTTATACTCTTAATTCATCCTGACTGCGTTCCATTGTGGAAGCGGCAGACATTAGCCACGACAGGAGAAACATATGGCTACTCATCACAACACGCCCGTGCTGTACAGTGGATATGCGTCCGGTTACAAGGATTTATTATCCCAACCTATTGCGTTAAACCCCGATTACTTTACTTATGTTGACGATTTCCTTGGTATAGTAATTAATACTACTAATGACTGGACTGTAGTTAAGGACAGCGGTGCAACTGTTGCTATTGTTGCAGATACAGTTGGCGGCGAGTTAGGGTTAACTTCTGCTGGCACTACTGATAATGACGGAGCTTCTATTCAGAAGAACGAAACTTTTTCAGTGGACGCTAGTAAAAATCTTTTCTTTCAGACTCGATTAAAGTGTAACGATGCTGACCAAACTGACATTTGTGTTGGTTTTACGGTTAATTTTGCAACTAATCCAGAAGCAATGTTAACTGCGGCAGACCGTATCGTGTTTCAAGTGGATGATGGAGATGCTTCTATTCTGTGTAAAACAGAGAAAGATGGCACTGAAACCTCTACTGATTCCGGTATTGATCTGGCTGATGATACTTACGTTAAATTAGGTATTTCAGTAGCAGGTACAGGAAGCGCTAAGTTCTATATTAATGATCTATTAGTTGCTACCCATTCCGCTAATATCCCTGATGATGAGAACCTTACTATTGGGGCAATGAGTTTGTCCGGTAGTGCTTCTGGTACTCGTGTGACCACACTTGATTACATGATGGCTTCACAAACACGCGATTAATAGGGGGTAGCTATGGCTACGGCTAAGAAAAAGGTGCCTGCTAAGAAAAAAGCGGCACCTAAAAAAGCTGCAAAAGGTGGTCTTGTGCCCGGTACTGCTGAGCATAAAGCTGCGGTTTTGCGAGGTGAAATTAAGGAGTAGAGCATGTCCAAAGGTGATATTTTCGCTATAACTCCATCTACCAGTGCTACGTTGTTAAAAGCAGCGGCTTCTATTAGTGGGGCGGGAGACATAACGCTACTTACTAATGATGTTAGTCCTTCAGGTACGGGCTACAAGCTTTTGTTTACTTCAGCAGGTAATGACAGCGGTAGGACTTTCACTATTACGGGTATTAAAGTTGGTAGTTTAACTGGTGAATCTACTACAGAAACTGTTACTGGTGCTAGTTCTAGTACAGCTTCTTCTACTAATTTTTATACTTTAGTAATCAATATTTCTATTGATGGCGCATCTGCTGGGAATGTAAGCATTGGTACTACTGGTTCTTTGGCTTTTGGCCGCACAAGAATCAAGAGTGTTTACTACGTAGGAGCAGGTTCTGCGGGGTCGTTGAAACTGAATTTAAACGGCGCTAGTGGTACTTTGCTTTTACAAGTTGATACCCCTGCATCATCTGCTTCTTTTTCTGACAGTGTAACTATACCTGATGAGGGTATTCTTACGCAGCGGAGTAATAGTAAGAGCGATTTTGCAGTATTGACACTAACTAATATTAGTAATGTAACCGTATTCTGTGGATAACTATGCCTAGTAAATCTAGGAAACAACACAAGTTTATGAAGGCTGTGGCTAATAACCCCAAGTTTGCTAGGCAAGCTGGGGTACCGCAGGGTGTTGGTAGGGAATATGTAAAGGCTGATAAGGGTCGAAATTTTGTACGAGGAGGAAATGTTATGCCAATGGGTAAAGGTACATACGGATCAAAAGTTGGAAGACCACCAACTCAAAAATACAGTGCTGGTAGAAGAGTTAGAGATGAACGTAATTTAACCGAAGAAGATTTGAGGGTTGAAAGACGAAAGCCAAAAGATAAAAAAGAAAGAAAAGATAGAGACAGTGAACTAGCCAGGATTGACAGAGAAGAAAGAGAAGTAATGTTTAATAAAGGCGGTAAAGTACGCGGTTGTGGTATGGCTCGACAGGGTGTACGCCCCGCTAAAATGGTGAAGATGAGCTAATATAAAATGGCTACATCTGGCACTGCTACATTCAACATGGACTTCACGGAAATCGCTGAAGAAGCGTGGGAACGTGCTGGCCGCGAAATGCGTTCGGGGTATGACCTCCGAACCGCTCGTAGGTCTATGAATTTATTGACTATTGAATGGCAAAATCGTGGCATTAATATGTGGACGATTGATTCTGGAACCGTTAGTTTGGTACAGAGCACTGCTACGTATGCCCTTCCAGCCGATACTATTGATCTTTTAGAACAAGTAATTAGGACAGACAGCGGAAGTGTAAGTAAACAATCTGATCTTAATTTATCTCGTATTAGTGTTTCTACCTATTCAAGTATTCCTAATAAGCTAAGTGAAGGGCGGCCTATACAGGTTTATGTTGATCGTGGACAGGCTAATCCTTCAGTAACTGTGTGGCCTGTCCCTGATAAATCAAGCACTTACGTTCTTAAATATTGGCGTATGCGGCGCATAGAAGATGCAGGTACTGGTATTAATACAGCCGATGTTAACTTTAGATTTTTACCATGTTTGGTGGCAGGGTTGGCTTATTACGTTGCCATGAAAGACCCTGAGTTGGCAGGTAGACTTCCTATGCTAAAGGCTACTTATGAAGAAGCATTTGAATTAGCGGCTGGAGAGGATAGAGAAAAAGCGTCTATAAGCTTGATACCGCGCATGTATGGCGTGAGTTAAATATGAGCCAGCGTTTTGCATCGGGTAAAAAAGCACTCGCTATATGCGATATATGCGGGTTTCAGTACAGGCTAAGGGAGCTTAGGAATTTAGTAAAGAAAAACAAGATAACAGAATTAAAAGCGTGTCCAGAATGTTGGAACCCTGACCAACCTCAAAACAGGTTAGGTGAATTTCCGGTAGATGATCCACAAGCAATACGTAATCCAAGGCCGGATTTTACTGAGCTTCCAGCAAGTAGAGCACATATAGAGCCAATTGACCCATCTATAGTGGTTGGGTTTGGAAAAGTTGGAGTTGTAACTATTTCAATTGCATAGAGGTTATTATGAAAAAAGAAAACAAAAAAGCTCCTAAAGTTATTGAGTTCCCTGATGAGCCTGTAAATTATTCTCCGGGTACAAAAGTTAATCAGCCTATAAATATGAAAACCAGCGGTATTAAAATGCGCGGTGCTGGCGCTGCTACCAAGGGAACAATGGCACGGGGTCCAATGGCGTAGTGAACTATACGGAACTTAAAACGAACATAAATAGCATTTGTGAACAGACGTTTGCTGATGCTGAACTTGCTTTGTTTACAGAACAGGCGGAACAAAAAATATACAGTGCAGTGCAATTACCTGCGCTTCGTAAAAACCAAACGGGTACTTTAACTATAGGCAATAAATATTTAACGATGCCTTCTGGGTTTTTATACGCTTATTCGGTAGCAATAATTAGCGGTAGTGATTATATCTACCTGTTGGATAAGGACTCTAACTTTATGCGTGAGGCTTACCCCAACCCGGCTACGACAGGTACTCCAGTACACTACGCTATTTTTGACCAAACAAGTTTTATTATAGGTCCAACTCCAGACGCTAATTATTCTGCTGAAATACATTTTGGCTACTACCCCGAGTCTATTGTTACTGCTGGCACTACCTGGCTTGGTACTGAGTTTGATTCTGCATTGTTAAATGGAGCTTTAGTAGAAGCTATACGTTTCCAAAAAGGTGAAACTGATATGGTAGCTTTCTATGAAAAACTTTATGTAGAGTCACTGTCGTTACTAAAAAATCTTGGGGATGGTAAATTACGTGAAGACACGTATCGTTCCGGGCAAGTTTCAAGAGAAGTTGTATAATGATAAGTGCAAACGGCGCGTTACAATTAGGAGATATAACTTTAGCTTCTGTGTCTAATCGAGGCTTTACGCCCGAAGAACTTGCTGAACGGGCGTTAGACAGAATTATTCATGTAGGAGGGAACAGTCATCCTCTTATACAAGAACAGGCAGAAGCTTTTAAGGATCAAATTCGAGGTGTGTTGGTAGAATACATGAGACAGGCTGTTCGATCTAACCACACTACTTTGGCAAACCAGTTCCGTGATGCTGGACATCCAGAACTTGTAAAACTATTGGAGATATAACATGGCAATAACTGTAGCTACAGCAATGCCCACAAGTTTCAAAGTGGAGCTTCTTAAAGGGTTGCATGACCTTCAGAATGGTGCTGATGCGCTCAAAATAGCGTTATTAAAAGCTACTGCGTCGGGGTCAGGAACTTACGGGGCTGCAAGCACTAACTACTCTAATGTTACTGGAAATAGCGATGAAACAAGTGGCAGTGGCTACAGTGCAGGGGGAAACGCTCTAACGAACGTAACACCTGTTGCTGCTGGCACTACAGCGGTTTGTGATTTTAGCGATACTACTTGGTCGAGCGCCTCTTTTACTTCATGCGGCGCAATGATCTACAACACCAGTAATTCTAATTCTGCATGTGCGGTGCTGAGTTTTAGTGGCGATCAAACTGTTAGCACAGGCGATTTCACTATTCAGTTCCCTGCCGCTGGGGCTTCTACTGCGATCATACGGATCGCCTAAAGGCTAAATAGTGGCGGATAAAATTGTATATCTCGGTGGTCCATGGGGTATAGCTGGTTGGGGTGATGGTGCGTGGGGAGACAATGGGAACGTCTCTGTAGTAGGCACTGGCGCAATCGGAACAGTAAGCTTTATTCTGGATGAGAATATTGTTCCAACTGGTGTAGTAGGGACAGGTGCAGTAGGAACGGTAGCCCTATCCTATGACGGGTCTGTAATTCCAACAGGCATAGCAGGGACAGGTGCAGTAGGAACGGCAGTTCTATCCTATGACTGGACGGTATATCTCGGTGGTCCGTGGGGTACAGCTAGTTGGGGTGATGGTACTTGGGGATCGACCCAGAATACCTCTGTAGCAGGTACTGGCGCTATTGGAACAGTAACTTTTGCTACTGATGAAAATATTGTTCCAACAGGTGTAGTAGGCACCGGCGCTATTGGGACAGTAGGTTTTATTCTGGATGAGACCATTGTTCCGATAGGAATAGCAGGAACAGGTGCAGTAGGGACTGTAGCTATATCGTATGCGGAAACCGTTAGTCCGACAGGCGTAGCAGGAACTGGCGCGGTAGGAAGCGTTACCGCAGTTCCCACGGCAATCCCAACAGGTGTAGCTGGTACGGGCGCAGTTGGAACAGTAAGTTTAACTTACAGTGGTTCTATTATTCCTACAGGAGTGCAAGGAACAGGGGCAGTAGGTACAATAACCAGACGGGGCTGGACTACAATAGATGATAGCCAGACACCTAATTGGACAAATGTAACAGATGCACAAACCCCTAATTGGACAGATGTAGATAAAGCGGCTTAGGAGCTAACAAATGGCTACTTATGTAAATAATTTAAGATTAAAAGAAATCACTACAGGTGATGAAGATGGTACATGGGGTACCAGTACAAATACTAATTTAGAGCTAATTGCGGATGCACTTGGTTATAACACCCAAGCTTCTTTTGGTTCTGACGCTAATGTTACCACTACTATAGCGGATGGTGCGGCAGACCCCGCTAGAGCAATGTATTTTAAAGTAACTTCTGGAGCTACTTTATCAACCACCAGAGTATTAACCATAGAACCTAATACAGTATCTAGGTTGATGTGGATAGAAAATGCCACCACCGGAAGTCAGACAATTACGATTAAACAAGGTTCTGGTGCCACCGTTAATATTGGTACTGGTGAGACTAAAATAGTTTATTTAGATGGTGCTGGGGCGGGGGCTGCGGTAGTCGATGCACTCGCTAATTTTAATTTAGATTTAGCAAATCAAATTACTGGAACTCTTCCTGTAGCCAATGGTGGTACTGGGATCACAAGTCTAGGTTCTAATGTAGCTACTTGGCTTGGCACTCCCTCTTCTGCAAATTTACGTAGCGCTTTAACTGATGAAACAGGTACAGGGGCTGCTGTTTTTGCAACAAGTCCAACCCTTGTCACACCAGTTCTTGGCACACCCGCTTCGGGAAACCTTCAAAGTTGTACTGCGGACGGAACAGACGCGGTTGGTTTTAAAAACATACCTCAAAACAGCAAAAGTGCAGATTACACTTTGGTTCTGGCTGACGCAGGAAAACATATTTTTCATCCCTCTGGCGATGGAACCGCTCGGACTTACACCATCCCGGCTAATGCTTCGGTAGCTTACCCGATAGGTACTGCGGTAGTTTTTGTTAACATGACAGCAGAGGTCGTATCAATAGCCATTACATCCGACACTATGTATCTCGCAAAAGACGGGACAACTGGCACAAGGTCGCTGGCGCGTTATGGCTCAGCAACAGCCCTTAAAATGACCGCAACAACGTGGCTCATATCCGGGAGTGCCCTATCGTGAGTGGAGCGCTTATAGGAGTTTTCAAAAGCCAGCGTGGTTTTGCGACAGTTGCTGATGCACCTACGATTGGCACGGCTACTGCAACGAGTACGACAACTGCCACGGTAGCCTATACTGCGCCCGGAAATGATGGCGGTTCTCCGATTACTTCCTATGTAGCTACCTCTACACCTGGAAGTATTACTGGCACATTAAGCACAGCAGGTTCAGGAACTATTACTGTAAGTGGGCTTAGCGCATCTACGAGCTACACGTTTACTGTTCATGCCGTAAACGCAATTGGCAATAGTGCAGAAAGTGCAGCAAGTAATGCAGCCGACACAACACCATCAACTAGCCAACAGGCATACACGACTGCTGGATCGTATTCTTTTGTAGCTCCAGCCGGGGCATTTAGTGTTTCTGTTGTTTGTATAGGGGGAGGCAAACTCCGAGCGGGAGGGGGTCTTGGTTATAAAAATAATTATGCTGTCGTACCAGGAAATTCCTATACTGTTGAAGTTGGGGCACAAAATAACGACTCTTATTTTGTGAGCGCACCGACAGTTAGCGGAACCGCTGGTAATACTGGTAGCGGCACTGGTGGTGGTACAGGTGACGGGGGTGGTTATACAGGCGATGGCGGCGGTAATGGGGGATACGATAGTCAATGGGCTGGCGGCGGGGCTGGTGGTTACTCTGGTTATGGCGGCGGCAGGGACGACCCCGGCACTGGTGGTGGTGGTGGCGGTGGCGGAATAGATACCTACCACGGTGGTGGCTCTGGTGGTGGGGGTACTGGTATTTTAGGCGAAGGATCAAACGGAGCTGCTGGAGTGAGCTGCCGAGGTTCGGCCAGTTCTCCCTGCTCACCTACTGGCGGTGGTGGTGGTTCAGGTGGTGCCAATGGTTCTAACGGTCGCGGTGGAGCGGGAGGGCTATACGGCGGTGCTAATGGAACAACTGGCGGTTCGGGCGCGGCTGCATCGGGCGCGGTTCGTATTATCTGGCCTGGTGATACTCGCTCTTTTCCCTCGACAAATACAGGTGACTTATAATGAAGTTTTTTATACGGGTCAAAGACGGACTTCCTTTTGAACATCCTATTGAGGAAGAGAACTTTATTAAGGCTTTCCCTGACATAGACGTAGATAATCTACCTTCTGACTTTGCAGAGTTCAAAAAAACAGAAAAGCCAGCGCTTGGTAAATATGAGATTTATGATCGTGCAACCTACGAATTGGTTAATGGTGTCTGTCAGGAAAATCATGTAGTTCAGGAAATGTCTTCTGATGAGAAGATCGCAAAAGACGAGCTACTTGTAGCAAAAAAAGCCGCCTATAAGGAAGGTATCGAAGCCGATTGGGTTAAACGTGATCAGGCTTCAAATTGGGCGGCATTCGTATATGACGAAGCCAGCCTCTCCTATCAACCACCGTTCCTCAAACCTGATGACGGTAAAGTCTATCGTTGGTCCGGTGCGGATAACAACTGGAAGGAATCACCAAGTGAGCCAGCAGAGGGAGGCCCATACAAATTTGATTTTACTGAGTGGGTTTGGGTTGAGGTAGAGGAGATACAAGTCCCATTGTGGCCGTACTTTAAGGGAGTGGATGAAGAGTGGTTATATGATTGGGAACCAAATTCGTAAAGGTGACTATACATTTATAGGCTTGAGCGGATTAAGCAGATCAGGCTCTACTTTATTAGCCTCGATCTTAGATCAGAACCCTGATATTCATGCAGAAGGAAACAGCGCAGTTTGTCAGTTGATGTGGGATATGCAGCAGTCTTGTTATGGGCCAGCCAGCGAACAACTAAATGGGGCTTATAGACTTCACACAACGGATGATCTGGTGGCATCTATCCCCAACGTATATTACAAGGATACAACTGAATCCCTAGTTATAGACAAATGCAGAACATGGACGCTCCCCAACAATATGGATATGTTGAAACGATATTTTAAAAACAGCCCGAAAGTTATAGTTTTAGAAAGACCAATTATTGATGTAATTAAGTCCTTAGTCGCGCAGAAAATCCGAAGTGGTAACAGCGTTGTCGAGATGCTAAAAAATTTCACAGAAGGGACTGAAAAATGGTTAACACCACCGTTGACCGGAATAAACTGGGCTAAACAAAATAACAACGGTGAGTTCTTGTTTATTAGCTATGATGATTTAGTGGACAGTACTCAAGATGTCTTAAACTCTATTTATAATTTTTGTGAGCTAAAGCCATTTAAGCACGACTTAACAAACATAAAGAATAAACACCCCGACAATGACGAATTCTTTTTTCATAATGTAGGGTTACACGATGTTAGGCCAACAATTAATCGTCGTAAGATTGATGTTGTACTTTCGGATGAGGTTGTTCATAGGTGCGCTGAGTTGCAACGATGATACATGCCTTGTTTCCAACTCTTATTTATGAGGCCCGGTATCCCAACTACGAAACAGATAAAGATAAATTTATCTCTTATGTGCAGAAGCTACAAGAAAACGACACAGAAGGAAGACAAATCTCGGTTGAGAAATATCCAAGCGGATACACCTCTTATTATACTAAAAGCACACTATTCACCGATCCGCTACTTGCTGATCTTGTAAGCTTTATTCAACAGAGTGCTGAGAATTTCGCAACTGAACATCACTGGGATACTAAAAATTTCAAGCCAGTTATGGATACACTTTTCGCCAATATCAATCCTAAGTTCAGTAATCATCCTGACCACATGCATCCGTACTCGCATATGTCGGGCGTGTTTTATATCAAAAGTGAAATTGGTAGTCCTCCACTAAGCTTAAAGGACCCTAGAGCAGCCCGATGGGTGATGCCTCCAGCGGCCGACACAACTAGATTGGAAAATACTTTTAATGCTCTTGTTAAGGCTGAAGCTGGGAAGCTGCTTTTATTCCCTTCTTGGCTAGAGCATGGAGTACCGCAAAATAAATTCGACGACGAAAGAATGAGTATGTCTTTCAATTTTAATATGCAGCCAATTGAAAAACCATAAAATGCGTGTTTTTGTCCATATGCCCAAATGTGCTGGTACAAGCACAATACACCTAATGAATAAGTTTGCCGGGGGACAAGACATACAGTGGCAACCTAATGTTGACTTTTTAAGGTCTGTGCCGCGTAGAAATGAATTAGTGTCACTGTACAAGACCAAGCCAATATCCGTTGTGGGTAACCCAATTATTGTGGGGCATATATTCCCCATAAGATATGTTAACCAAAGCAATTTAAACGAGGAATTCAAGCTTGTTACTATTTTGCGTGATCCCATAGAGCGGTTAATATCCCACTATAATTTTTTCAAAGAAAACACTTTTCCAGGGCACTACCTTTGGGAGCGTTTTCAATTGCAGGGAGAGTCTTTTAAAGAATTTGCATTTTCACCTGAAATGCAGAATATCTACTCTTCCTATGTATCAGGAGTTGATATCGAACTGTTTACTTATATTGGGGTATATGAAGACTTGGAAGCCTCGGTAAAAACGTGCCTCGATTTGTTTGATATTTCGTACCCACCGGGAGTGGTGCTACCTGTAAAAAACAAAACCAACTCAAACAATGTGGTTAACATATCAAGTGAGCTTGAGCAGTCATTAAAGGCTTTTCACTCTGATGATTATGCGATTTACAATTTTGCATTGAACAAGTTCCATAAAAAACAGGCACGGTGCAGCGATGAATTTTGAAGGGAATATTAAGGTTTTACAAAAAAACGCTGATGTGTCGGCTTTGGCAGATTTCTGTAATGGGCTAACTGTCAAACAATGGGATGATTGGGACCATCGACAGAATACTTATCCGATACATAGCGGAACAAAAACATTTCCTCTTGTGTGGAGTAGTTTAGAATCTATCAGCCTACCCACCGTTTTAATGAATACTGATTCTTCGTCCGTAAAATTAGCGCAGCCCTTTATTGCGTTTCTTGAGAATCTCTATGACGGAATGGTGTACAAAGCGATGTTCACACTGTTACCCGAAGGAGGCAAAATTCCTCCACATATAGACACTGGGGAAGCTCTTCTAAGTATCCGTAGGTGTCACCTGGTAGTAACTGCAGAAGATGGGGTTAATTTTATGGTAGGTGATGAAAACAATTATTTTGCCCCTGGAACTCTGTTTGAGCTTAACAACTCTCGGCTGCATTCTGTAACAAATAATTCGGACGCACCTAGAGTTCATTTAATAGTAGACATTTTACCCCAGACACTTAACGAATGACTATAATCACTGTAGCATGGGGCAAATATGGTATATAGGCTAAAGTAAAAATGTAACGGGGGAGGCGTTGATGCTCAATGAAAAAGTTACTGTTTATCGTTTTTGCTGTAGCAAGCTTCCCTCTGTTCGCGCAGGATACGAACACTAATATTACGACTACTAATACGTCTAGCACTACCAATACGTCTACAAATAACAACAATAATACAAACGTAAATACTAATACGTCTGCAAATACCAATACGTCAACCAGCACAAACACGAACACAAATACTAATTCAAACGACAATACTAACGTAAATACAACGACTTACACGGGAAACAACACCAATACGAACAGCAATACAACGAACTACACGGGATCAAATACATCCGTAAATACGAATACGTCAACCAGCACTAATACCAATGCCAACACTAATAACAACACTAACAATACGAATTACACTGGGATTAACACCAACAATTCCACTAACGTAAACACTAACGTAAATACGAACACAACGACTTACGATGGCACAACTAACTCAAACAATGTTAATAACAACACTACTCAGTATACGGGTAACACGACGAACACGAATAGCAATACAACGAATTCAACATCTGCGGCCACAAACACCAATAGCAATAACAACACCAATGTCTCTACTTCAACGAATAATTCAACTAATACCAATACGAATAATTCAACATCGGATAACAGTAACACCACGAACTACACGGGTTCGTCGGTAAGCAATAACACCAACAGCAACACG